ACCGATCCGGGCACGGCCCCGAACACCCCCGCCGCGCCGTCGGCCGCCACCGCCCCGGCCACGCCGCCGGCGCCCGCCGCGTCGGCCGTCGACCCGGCCGTCGAGCAGCGCGCGACCGCCGCCGAACAGGTCGCCCAGCAGGCCAAGGCCGAGCGCGACGAGCTGCTCGCCGGCCTGCGCCGCGTCCTCGACCCGGACGGGGCCGCCACCGAGCAGGACCCCGCGCGCCTCGCCGAGCAGGCCGCCACCGAGCGCGACCAGGCCCGGGCCGAGGCCCGACAGCTTCGGGTCGAGCTTGCCGCCCACCAGGCCGCCCACGCTGCCGGCGCCGACCCGGCCCGCCTGCTCGACTCCCGCAGCGTCGAGCGGGCCCTCGCCGCCCTCGACCCCGACAGCCCGAAGTTTTCCGACGACCTCGCCGCCGCCATCACGGCCGCCGTTGAGGCCAGCCCACACCTGCGCGCCGAGCCCGTCCGCGCCACCCCGACCCGGGGCGGCGCCGACTTCACCCCGGGCGCCGCCGCGGCACCGACCGCCGAGGCATTCGCCCGCATGGGATACGCCGAGCGGACCGAGCTGTACCAGTCCGACCCCGACCTGTACCGGCAGCTCGCTGCCGCATCCGAGTAAGGAGGCCGCCCCATGGCGACCGGCAAGACCACGTCCGCACAGATGATCGTTCCCGATGTCTGGGCCGATATGGTGCAGGGCAAGTTCAAGGGCAAGTTGGTGCTTGGCACCATGGCACTCAACGACGCCACCCTCGAAGGGACCCCGGGCGATTCCGTCAACTTCCCCAAGTGGAAGTCCCTTACCGATGCGGAAGACCTGACCGAGGGCGCCCCCATGACGCCCGAGCAGCTTGGTACCGACCCCGGCCACTCCGCCACGATCAAGGAAGCCGGCAAGGCTGTTGAGATCACCGACCGCGCGAGGCTGGTTGCGTTCGGCGACCCGTTCGCCGAGACGCAGCGGCAGCTCGCCGTACTGATCGCCCGCAAGATCGACCGCGACCTTACGGCCGCCGCCGAGGCCCCCGGCGCGCTCACCGTCAATGCCGCCGACAAGCCCCTGAGCTGGGATGTGATGGTGGACGGCATCACCAAGTTTGGTGACGAATGGGACCCGGAGTCGATGGCTGGCATCGTCATTCACTCGCTCCAGCGCGCCAGCATCTACAAGGACCCCAATTTCATCAGCGCCGACAAGTTCGGCACGAACGCAGTGATCCCCAAGGGAGTCATTGGCCAGATTGGCGGCGTCGACGTCTACATTTCCGACCGGGTCACCACCACCCCCGGCGCAGGCACCGACCCGGCCACGCACAACGCCCTCATGGTCCGCCGCGGTGCCCTCGGCCTGCTCTACAAGCGGCGCCCCGTCGTCGAGACCGACCGCGACGTGCTCGCCCGTACGACGGTCGTAACCACGAACGTCCACTACGCGTGCCACCGCCTCGACGACGAGGGGATTGTCGTCCTCAAGACCCGGGGCGCCGCATGATCCTGCGCCGCTACCACCAGCGCAGAAACGATTCGCCTACCGATGAGCAGTCCACCGACGCCCCGCCGGCCGAGAAGCCGACGGGGCGTTCTGCTGCCACGAAGAAGGGCGCCAAGGCGACCGACGGGGGGTGAGCCGTGGGCCGCGTCTACGCCACCCCCGAGCAGCTCGCCGCCTTCACGCACGCCCCGGCCCCCGAGGGCGCCGAGCGGCTGCTCGCCCGTGCGTCGGAAGACGTCGAGGCCGCCCTGCTCACCGCCGTTTACCGCGTCGACGCCGACGGCCTGCCCACCGAGCAGCCGGTCGTCGAGGCCCTGCGCGATGCCACCTGCGCACAGGTCGAATGGCAGCAAGCCCTCGGCGACGACGGCACCGGCGCCATGGGCTCATGGGATGCGGTATCCATCGGCCCGGTGTCCCTGTCCGGGCGCAAGAGCGGCCCGCCCGCCGCGTCCGGTGTCGACCTTGCCCCCCGTGCTCACCGCGCCCTGCGCCGCGCTGGCCTGCTCCCGGGGGTGATCTGGTGAGAGTTCCCGACGCCCTGCTGCGCCACCGCGTCACCGTCGCCCCCTATATAGGGGACAGCGCCTATGGCCCCATCTACGGGCCCGAGCAGACCGTGCGCGCCCTGGTCGCCGCGACCGTCCGGCAGGTGCGCCGCGCCACCGACGGCCGCGAGACCGTCAGCACGGCGCAGGTGATCGCAGCCCCCGGCCTCGACTGTCCGCCCGGATCACGGGTGACCTTGCCCGACGGCCGGGTGACGACCGCGCTTTCGACCGCCGACCACAGCGCCCCGGGCCTGCCCGTTCCGGCCTGCGTGGAGGTGAGTTGCGAGTGAGTCCCCAGCGCGCCCGCTTCACGTGGCATGGCGACGCCGTCTTGCGCGGCACCCGCGAGGGCGCCGTGCGCGGCCTGCGTCTGGCCGCCGAGCACATCCTCGAACGCGCCCGGGCCCGCGTCCCAATCGAAGAGGGCACCCTCGAACGGTCCGGCGTCGCGTCGGTCGACGAGGCCAGCCTGACCGCCGGCGTGTCGTTCGACCAGCCGTACGCCGTCCGCCAACACGAGGAACTCAGCTACCGGCACGACAACGGCCGGAGCGCGAAGTACCTCGAACGCCCCATGACCGAGGAAGCCGCGGCCGTCGCCGAGATCATCGCCGCGCAGGTGCGGAGGTCGCTCCGTGGCTGACCTGCTCGACGGCCTCGCCCGCTACCTTGCCGAGCAGAAGCTGCTCGACTACGACCCGACCGGGCGCCGCGGAGACACGTTCATCGAGGCCATGCCCCCGCAGCCCGACCTCGCCGTGTCCCTTGCCCTGTATGACGCCGGCGCCCCGGACGCCCGCGACGACGCCGAGCAGCGCCGGCTACAGGTGCGCACCCGCGGCACCGCCGACCCGCGCGTCTCCCGCGCCCGCGCCGAAGTCCTGTACCGCGCGCTGCACGGCGCGGCCGGCCTCGAACTCCCTGACGGCACATGGCTTGTCCTCGCCGCGGCCCGCGCGACCCCCGCCCCGCTGGGGCCCGACAGCAACGGCCGGCACGAGCACGTCGTGAATTTCGACCTCGACGTCGCCGGCCCCACCACGTAACACCGGAGGTACCCCCTATGGCCGGACGGCCGATTGATGCCCGGGGCTGGATTTTCGAGGTCGAGGACACCGACGCCGCCGCCGAAAAGTGGCTGATGATCAGCGGCATCACCTCGTGGAGCCACAACCCGGGCGAGAACGAAGAGACGACCGACACGACCGCGTTCGACTCCCACGGGCAGTACGAACAGGACGTGATGCAGCGGGGCGCGACCCTCGAAATCGAAGGTCAGTACCGCATCGACAAGACCACCAAGGCGCAGGACGCCGGGCAGGCGTACATCGACACCGTGTGGGCGCAGCGTCTTGGTATCGACTCCCGCAACAGGGTGCGTTGGCGGCACAACACACAGACCAAGTGGGTTGTGTGGGACGCGACATGCACCCCGGGCGAGCAGTCCGGCGGCACCAACGACAAGACGTCTTGGAGCGTCAGCGTGACCAGGTGCGGGCCGGCGACGGTTGCGGAGGTCGCCCCGTGAACGACCTCGACCTCGACGTCGTCGAGCAGGACGACGAGCACCTCGCCGACGGCCGCGGGCCGGCCGACTTCGACGCGTTCTTCGCCGAGGAGAGCCGCACACGCCCGCGCGAGCAGCTGACCCTCTACGGCACCACGTACACCCTGCCCGAGTCCCTGCCGCTCATGTTCACGCTCACCATGGAGCGCGTGCAGGAGTCCAGCGACCCGGCCGACGTCCGCCGCCTGCTGTCCACCCTGTACGGGGCCGACGTCCTCGACGAGTGGGCCGAGCACGGCATGACCGACCGGCAACTCGGCGTCGTGCTGATCTACTCGGCCGCCAACATCCGCACCCCGGGGTCGGTGTCCATGGCCCGGGCCGCCGAGCTGCACGCCGAGCAGGAAGCGGGAAAAGCCGCAGCCCAGAACCGGGCGCAGCGGAGGGCGAAGCCGAAGAAGAAGGCGCCGCGTTCTGGCGCGCAGTCCTAACTCACTGGGCCGCGGTCGAGGCTGACCTCGCCCGTGAATACGGCGCCACCGCCGCCGACGTCGCCCGCATGAGCACCCGCCGGTTTCTGGTCCTGGTGTCCGGCCTGTCCGGCGAGGCCGGATTCGCCCGGGCATGGGCCCGCACGCCCCGGGCCGTGACCGACCCGGCCGAGATTGCAGCACTGACCGGCATTCCCGCCGGCTGATCAGCACGCCCCGGCACCGCGCCGGATGACCCCCGACGGGAGGTGATCCGGTGTCGCTGACCGTTGGGGAGCTGCTCGGCACGATCACCATCGACGACGCCCCGGCGCGTGCCGGCCTGGGGCGGACCGAGACCGCCATGCGGTCGACGGGCGACACGATCGCCGCCGACGCTGACCGCGCAGGCCAACAGGCCGGAACAGCCCTCGGCGAAGGCATGGCCGAGGGCAGCGACCAGGCCGCCGGCCGGGGCGCAAGCCTCCTGAAGAAGTTCGGGTGGGCCGCCGTTGGCGCCAGCATCGGCGCCGCCCTGATGTCCGGGGTCGGCGAAGCCCTCGCGCAGCAGCAGGTCGCCGGGAAGCTCCAGGCACAGCTAGGCACCACGGGACCCGTCGCTGCCAAGCACGGCAAAGTCGCCGGCGCTCTGTACTCGGGCGCAATTGTCGAATCGGTCGAGCAGGGCGCCGAGGTCATCAAGGGAATTGCCCAAAACGGCCTTCTCCCGCCGGAGGCAACGCAAGCCCAGATACAGACGATGGGCAAGCGTGTTGCCGATACCGCGTCCGTCATGGGCGAGGACGTCGGCAAAGTCTCGCGCGCCGTCGGCACGATGCTCAAGACAGGCGTAGCCAAATCTGCCGATGAGGCTATGGACGTCCTCGTAAAGGGGACGCAGAACGGGGTCAATTCAGCCGAAGATTTGCTAGATACTTTCTCGGAATACCCCACCCAATTTCGCGACCTGGGGCTCGACGCGCAGACCTCAATGGGTCTGATGCAGCAGGGTCTACAGGGAGGAGCAAGGGACGCCGATACCGTCGCGGACGCGCTGAAGGAATTCGCGATCCGCAGTAAGGACATGTCCACCGGAAGCGTTGCCGCTTTCAAGGATATTGGCCTTAACGCGGACACCATGGCGAAGGTGTTCACGAAGGGCGGGCCCGAAGCATCCAAAGCACTCGGGGATGTTCTCCAGCGCATCAAGGCAATTGAGGACCCAGCCAAGCGGAATGCAACTGCGGTCGCACTCTTCGGCACAAAAGCCGAGGATTTGCAAGGTGCGCTTTTCAAGCTCAACCCCGCTACTGCCGTTAAGGCACTGGGAGACGTAAAGGGCGCCACGGACAAAGCCGGCGACGCCATGCGGGACAACGCCGCAACCAAGATCGAGGTTTTCAAGCGGACTGCGATGCAGACCGCGGTCGAGGTCATCGGCACGTATGTCATTCCCGCGCTAATCACGGTTGCTAAGCACACAGTTACGGTCGGAAAAGCCTTTGTCACGGCCGGACAGTTTGTCGCCGAGCACTCTACTGCGTTCTCTATCGCCGCCGGCCTGATCACCCTTCTCCTGCTGCCTGCCCTGATCGGGCTAGCCGTTCAAGCAGGGACGACAGCCGTTGCCACCGTTACGGCATGGGTCACGCAGTCCGCCGCGGCAGTCACCGGGGCCGCTAGTTTCATCGCTTCCAACGCGCTGATTTTGGCAGGTTGGATAGCGCAGGGTGTCGGCGCCGGCGCCGCGGCATTGCGTGTTGTCGGCGCGTGGGTACTCATGGGCGCGCAGTCGCTTATACAGGCTGCTCGCATGGCTGCCGCGTGGGTAATTGCCATGGGCCCTGTCGGTTGGGTCATAGCGGCAATTATCGGCCTGGTCGCGCTGGTCGTCGCCAACTGGTCGACCGTGAAGGAATGGACCGGAGCGGCTTGGGATTGGGTTTGGGACAAGATCAAGAGCATTGGTCAGTTCCTGCTCGACTTCTTCCTGAACTGGACGATCGTCGGTTTTGTCATCAAGCATTGGCAAGACATCAAGGACGGCACGTCGCGAATCTGGAATGCCATTGTCGATTGGGTCAAGGGCATCCCGGGGTGGATCGTTTCTTTTTTTCTCAACTGGACTTTGGTTGGGCTGATTATCAGCCATTGGCAGTCGATCAAGGACGGCACGGTTCGCAAGGCCGGGGAAATGCTCGCGTGGGTTCGAAATCTTCCGGGCACGATCGCCTCGTACTTCGGCGACTTCGGATCACTCCTGTACGACAAGGGCGTCGACCTGATACGCGGCCTGTACAACGGTGTTCGGTCCATGGGTTCGTGGCTCAAATCGCAACTGATCTCCTTTGCGAAAAACATGATCCCCGGACCCATCGCCCGGGCGCTCGGTATCCATTCGCCAAGTCGCGTCATGGCGCGGGAAGTCGGCCGATGGATTCCTGCGGGAATCGTTTCCGGAATTCGTTCCGGTCAGGGACCGCTCGACCGCGCTATGTCCAATCTGGTTACCCCGCCACCGGTGCCGGCATTCGCAACAGCTAGTCAGGGTGCGGGATTCGGTTTTACTCCGGAACGGAGCGCGCCGACCGTGCATATCGAGCATTGGCACGGCGGCGACCAGACCCCGCAGGAGAACGCCGCCGCTCTGGAGTGGCGCAGCCGGGCGAGGGGGTGACCTGATGGCCATGGGCGACCAGGTGACCGCGGCCGGGCACGTACAGATAGGGAATTTCCTGCTCGGCCGCGGCACCCCCTACCGCTGGGTGTCCCTGACCGGGTGGGAAGACCTCCCGGCCGTCGACTCCGGCAGCGTCCAGAAGGCGGACGGTCACGGCGCACTACTCGGCGGCCTGCTCGCGCAACAGCGCATCGTCACCCTCGACGGGGTCATGATCCGGGCCCGGGCCGGCGAGATCGGCCGTGCCGTGCAGCAACTCGGCGCCGCGACCGCCCTATCGGACGTCGAGCAGCCCGTCGTCGTCCAGCTCGACGAGCGCGGCCCGCTGCTGATGTTCGCCCGCGTCACCGCCCGGAGTATCCCCGTGGGCCGCGGGTACACCGTCGGCACCGTCACCGGGGCCGCCATACAGCTCACCGCGTCCGACCCGCGCCGGTACGAGCTGCTCGAACAGGTCGCCCGTGCCACCTTGCCGGCGGCCGAGCCCGGCCTCGACTGGCACGACGAGGCCGGCCTCGACTGGCGCACTCGCAACGGCCGCGACGACGGCCTCGACTTCGGCCCGCCGGGCAGCACGGGCGCCCTGACCGTGCGCAACACCGGATCGGCCCCCGCCCATCCGGTCATCGAGTTCCGCGGGCCCGTGTCCACGCCGAGCCTCGCCAACGTCGCCACGGGCGACACCCTCGAATACGACCTCGACCTCGCCGCCGAGGACGTGCTGACCGTGGACACCGGCGAAGGCACGGTCACCCTCAACGGCAGTGCCAGCCGCCTCTACACGGCGACGACCCGCTCGCTACCCGAGCAGGGATTCGCGCTCTGGCCCGGCACAACAGACCTCGCTTTCCGGGCCGCGCCCGGATCATCCGACCCCGCCGCAAACGTCGCCGTCCGGTGGCGCTCGGCCTTCTGGTAAGGAAGGAGGGCGCCGCCATGACCGTGCGTTCCGCATGGCTGCTCGCCGGCCCCCCAGCAGGACAGACCCGCACCGACACCCGCCTCGCCCCCGTCGGCACCATGCAGCCCGAGGGCGCCATGACGTCGCGCTCCGGCGTCATCGCCGGCGGGGCGCCGCTGGACGCGACCGGCGCCGGCGCCATGCGCGTCCAGATCAGCACAGGCCGCGCCCTGGTCCAGGGCACCGCTGTACAGGGCGCCTACCCGGTAGCCGTCACCGTGCCCGAGCAGCTCGCCGTCGACGACGGGCACGCCCAGTTCGCCCGCGTCGACACGGTCGTGCTGCGCATCCTCGACGGCCTGTTCGACACATCCGGGCAGACCCTCGCCCGACTGGAGATCATCAAGGGCAAGGAGACTGCCACCCCGGCCGCGCCGCCCCTGCCCCCGGCCGCACTGCCGCTGTGGGACATCGCCGTACCGGCCGGCACATCCGCCGGAACGGGCGGTATCAACTGGTCCCGCGCCTTGACCGACCGGCGCGTCTACACGGCGGCCTACGGAGGGATCACCCCGCCGGGCGGCTCCATGGCCACCCCGGGCGCCTACGCAGGCCAGTACCGCGACAACGGGCGCGTACTGGAGCGCTGGAACGGTGCCGCATGGCGCGACGCCACCGAACGCCATTACGTCTCGGTGGTCAAGCGGGGCAACTACAACTTGAGCGCGAACAACTACACCACGGTCACATGGGACGGCACCGACGCCGTTTCCGAACCGGGCATGTGGTCCCCGAGTTCCTCGACGCGCCTTATCGCCCCCGTCCCCGGCCTCTACATCCTGTACGCACATCAGATCTGGCCGAGCGGCTCCAAGGGGGCCCGCGCCCGCCTGATCATCAACAGCGGCGACGACGTGCAGATGAGCTACATCGAGAATTCCGGCGGGGGGCAGTCCAACGCCGGCGCGCGCCCGATGGTCCTCCGGGCCGGCGACTACTTCGAGTTGTCCATCTACAGCACAGCCGCGCTCACCGACGTACCCGCCGTTTACAGCAAAGCCGCGCTTATATGGCAGGGGCCCGCGTGACGAGTAGGTACCGCGCCCTGTTCTGCGACCTGCGCACCGACCAAGTCCTCGACCGCCTGCCCCTGCACGGCGTCGCGTTCGATGACTGGATCGGCAAGACCGGCGCTGCATCGGGCACCATCCCCATTCCCAACGCCCAGATTGCCGCCCGCGTCCGGGCCGCGGTCGAGCCCGCACGCACCGCGCTATGGATCGAACGCGACCGCGACCTGTGGTGGGGCGGCATCCTATGGACCTCGGATGTCACGAGCGACGGCCGCGGCAACCTCGCCATGCAGGTACAGGCCGGCACCTTCGACTCGTACCTCGCCCACCGGCAGCTACGCGTGACGAAAACCGCCAAGGGCATGGATCAGCTCGACATCGCCCGCGCCTTGGTCGAATACGTCCAGGACACCCCCGGGGGCGATATCGGCGTCGAATACGACCAGCAGACATCGGGCGTACTGCGCGACCGCACATACCTGCGCTACGACCTGCCGTACGTCCGGGACCTCATCGACCAACTCGCCAAGACCGAGAACGGGTTCGAGTGGCGCGTCGCCGGATTCCTCGACCCGGAGACCGGCCGGCGCGTCAAACGGCTTCAATTCGGTTACCCGATCATTCGTACCGGCGCGTCCGAGATAGTCCTCGACCACCCCGGACCCGTCCTGTCCTACGGGTGGCCCGTTGACGGGACACGGCGCGCGAACACGTGGCAGAGCAGGGGCGCCTCGACCAACACCAACCAGGCATCCGAAAGCGTGCCGCTCATGTCCGCCGAGCTAATAGCCGACGCCGACCTCGCCGCCGGGTGGCCGCGGCTCGACGGAACGAGCGACTACTCGACCGTGGTGACGCAGTCCGTACTCGACGCGCACGCCCGAGCCGACTGGCAGACCGGCGGCCAACCTCGGACCATCCCCGAAATCACAGTCGCCCTCGCACACACACCCATGTCCCCTGCCCTGCTCGGCGCCGTCGTACGGCTCCGCATCCGGGACCTGTGGCACACCCTCGACGAGCGGTACCGGGTGATCGGCCTTTCCGTGCAGCCGCCCGAGCGCGGCCGACCCGAAACCGCGAAATTGTATTTGGAGGCCGCCTGATGGCAGCAGTCCCGCAGGACCTTCTCGACCGCATCCGCGACCTCGAACGCAAGGTGCGCGAGCTGACCGGCCGAGCCAACATCCGGCCAGCGATGAACGAGGTTCTTAACGGCGATGTGACGATCGGCGAGGGCGGACAGCTACTCGTACGGTCAAAAGCCGGCGTCGAGCACCTCACCGTCGGCGACCTCAACACGTATTACAAGGAACGTGAGTTCGGCACCATCATTCGGCGTCGAGACGGTTCGATCGCACTCAGCATCTGGAACGGATTTGAACGCGATAAACCGCAGGTACTGCGCATCCTCGACGCCAAGGGCAACCCCCTGCTAGTCGAGGACATCGACAACGGCGGCCTGTACAGACCGTGGTTCCCTTTGCCCGCCATGGTGCCGGCCAACATCACGAGTTGGCCCTCGACGGACAGTTCGTCATTCGTGACGATCCTCCGAAGCCGGGCCGTCCTCCAACACCCGCGCATCCGCGTCTCAGCCGCGGTCGGACTCGTCAACAACACTGCCGAGATGCGCCTGTTGGTCGACGGCTCGACTGTCGCCACCGAAACGAACGGCATCGAAGGCTTTTACAAGATCCCCGGTTACCAGTTCGACAAAGACGTGACCATCGAGCTTCAACTGCGCAGGTCAGCAGGCACCGGGACGGTATGGGGCACGTGTGAAGCCCTGTACGGCGCCGGCTAGGCCAGACCGCCGCCTCGCCCCAATCACCCCCAAGGAGGACCCCGTTCCTGTGCTTCCCGAGTCCATACCTACCGTCACGGTCACCGGTCGGTTCCTCGCCCCCAACGGGCGCCCCCTGACCGGCAATGTCACCTTCCGCGCCCCGGCCGTCGTCACCTTCCCGAATGCCGACGTCATCCTCGGTGGCCCCGTCATCGCTTCACTCAACGCCGCCGGGCAGCTCGAAGTCGACGGGGGCCCGGTCGTCCTGCCCGCCACCGACGCCCCCGGCATGGACCCCGCCGGGTGGAGCTACACCGTCACGGAGCAGCTCGCCGGCGTCCCGAGCAACCGCTCATACAACGTGGTTCTTCCGGCCGAGAAGTCCGTCGTTGACCTCGCCGACATCGCGCCCCGGGACCCGTCCCGACCCAATTACGTGCCCGTCAAGGGCGACACCGGACCCATCGGGCCAGCCGGAACCCCGGGCAGCCGCATCTACACCGGCACCGCCGCCCCCGACCCCGCCCTCGGCGCCGACGGAGACCTCTACATCAGGTACGAGTCGTCCACTCTGCTCGGTGTCACCTCGACGACCGTGTCGACGTGGCAGCGGGCCGCCGGCGCATGGGCGCAGCAGCCCGGAGACATCAGGGGCGCGGCCTGGTACGTGAACACCGCCAGCACCCCCAGCACCGGCACCCGCCCGGGCGACCTGCTGCTGCGCACCGACACCGGCGACCTGTGGCAGCGCAGCGCGGCCGGGTGGGGAAACCCCGTCGGGAACCTGCGCGGCCCCAAGGGCGACCCCGGCCCCACGGGCAGCACCGGAGCAGCCGGACCCAAGGGCGACCCTGGCGGCGTCCAGTCCATCAACGGGCAGTCGCAGGCCGTCGTCAACCTCGCCGCGGCCGACGTGGGCGCGGTCGCCAACAACGGCGAATACTCCCGCATGTCTGGGATGCTGCACATCGTCTACGCAGGCACAAGCGCCGACGTTTTCAAGGCATCCAGCGCCGATGATTTGGCATACACGGCCATCAATAAGAGCGCCCAACTGGTCACCACCGCCACCGGGACGTTTCCCGACATCCGTATCGGGGGCGAATCTGCGACCCTCGGCGGGGGAACGGGTGGAGTCATCGCGTTCGCCAACGCTGCCACCCCGCCCACCACGAACCCCACGGGGGCAGTGCTCTACGCCGAAGGCGGCGCGCTCAAGGTTCGCCAGGCCGACGGAGCCGCTTTCACCCTCGGCGCCGGGGGCACAGGCGCCGTTTCGTCCGTCAACACCAAGACCGGTGCCGTCGTCCTCGCCGCCGCGGACGTGGGCGCCCTCGCCACGGCCACAAAGGGAGCTGCAAACGGCGTTGCGTCCCTCGACGCGTCCAGCCGTCTGCCTGTTGCGCAGTTGCCGACCAGCACGCCGCGGAACACGTGGACGCCGCAGGCCCTCGGTTTTCAGGCGTGGTCATGCGACCCCGCCCACGTGTCCAACCCGACCACGATCAAGGCCGCAACCGTGCAGCGGCTCTACATGAGCGGCATCAACATCACGGAGCCGACGCAGGTAAACAGGGTCGCGATGTTCGCCCGCGGTTGGGCAGGCTCCGCGGCCGTCCCTGCCGCGCGGTTCTATGCCGGCATCTACAACGAGGCCGGAACGCGCGTGGCCACATCGGGACTGGTATCGAGCCTGCCCGAGGCTGGACAGCTCACCGGGACTGCACCGGGGGCGATGAACAACCACATCGGAGCCGTACCGGTGCCGCTCACGGCCGCGATTACCTTGCAGCCGGGCCGCTACTGGGCCGCGTTCCTGCTGTCCGCAGGATCGGCGACCGATTTCTACTACATGCACATACAGAACGAGTCCCCCAGCGCCCCGGCCAACTTCTACATGGGCACCACGTTCCAACGCGCATGGTGCCTGAACGGCCAAACCTCGCTACCGGCAACCGTGAACCAGGCCGCCGGAGAGGTCGGCCTCGATCCGGCGATCATGGCCCTCGCCATGGTCTAGCCCCCTCTGCAATCCGCACGCCCCGGCACCGCGCCGAGGGCGTTTTTTCATGTCTGGAGACAACACTCATGGCAACCCCCTTCACCCCGGACCGCTTCGCCGCGATCCTGCGCGCCGAGGGCGTCAACGTGATCGAGTACGGCCAGTGGCGCACGCACGACCGCGCCGGCCACGGCGGTTGGGGCCCGATCAATGGTGTGGTGATCCACCACACCGTTTCGTCCGGCACCGCCAGCTCTGTGCAGCTCTGCTACGACGGATACGAGGGTCTGCCGGGCCCGCTGTGTCACGGCGTCATCGCCAAGTCGGGCGATGTCTACCTGATCAGCGCCGGCCGCGCGAACCATGCTGGCAGCGGCGACTCGGACGTACTCGACGCCGTTGTCGCCGAGCGCGCCCTGCCCGCCCCGAACGAGCAGGACACCGACGGTAACGCCCACTTCTATGGGTTCGAAGCGATCAACATGGGCGACGGGCGCGACCCGTGGCCCGAGGAGCAGCTCGACGCCATCGAGAAGGTTTCGGCCGCGATCTGCCGGGCGTACGGCTGGTCGGCCGCATCCGTCATCGGCCACAAGGAGTGGACCGACCAGAAGTCGGACCCCCGCGGTTTCAGCATGGCCACCATGCGCGAGCGCATCGACCGCCGCCTCGCCGGCAAGCCGAACAAGCCGGCCCCGCAGCCGACGTACGAGCCGTTCCCCGGCGAACAGTGGTTCAAGAACAACCCTGTCTCCCCGATCGTGACCGCCATGGGCCGCCGGCTGGTCGCCGAAGGCTGCTCGGCCTACTCCGAAGGCCCGGGCCCGCGCTGGACGTCCGCCGACCGCGAGTCCTTCCGGAAGTGGCAGCGCAAGCTCGGCGACGCCGAGCAGTTCGTCGACGGATGGCCGGGCCCGCGCCAGTGGGACGCGCTCAAGATCCCCAAGTCCTAACCCCCCTGTCCCCACCCTGTGGAAGAGGTAACACCCATGACCCCCGCCAACAAGCGCACCATACGGACCGTCATTCAGGGCATTGTGGCGTTCGCCGTCGCCCTGCCCGCCATCGTCAGCGCGGCTGGCATTCCCGAGTCTCTGCCGTGGGTTGCCGGCGGCCTCGCCGTCGCTGGCGGCCTCGCCCGAGTGATGGCCCTGCCGTCGGTCGAGGCCCTGCTCGACCGTGTCGGCCTCGGCCTGGTCGACGAGGAGGCCCCGCGGCTGTGACCACCGGAATCCCCGGCGTCGACCTCGCCGTCGTCTGGTGCGGCGTCGTCGTCGCCATCGGGGGCGCCGCCGGCCTGGTCTACCGAGCGACCCGGGGCGCGCGCCACCTCGCCACCCGACTCGGTGACCTCGCCGACGACTGGCAGGGCGTACCTGAGCGCCCCGGCGTCTCTGAGCGCCCCGGCGTCATGGCTCGACTCGGCGCCATCGAGGAACGCATCGGCCGCGTCGAGCACGAGCTGCACCCCAACAGCGGCAGCAGCCTGCGCGACGCCGTCGACCGTGTCGACGAACGCACCCGACGCCAGCTCGACGACTAGCACGCCCAACACCGCGCAGCGCCCCCGCCCCGGCATCGTGCCGGGGCGGGGGCGCCCTTTCGCGTTCTACGCTGCGGCGACCAGGTCCCGGGCCCGCTCCGTGAAGTCAGCGACAAGTCGGTGCTTGCCGTACGGCTCCATTCGACGCTGCAAGTCCTGCACTGCCTCGACGCACCGCGTCGACCGCACTTGCCGGGACAGAGACAGCGTCCGCAGGCCGGCCGAGTGCGCCGCTTCAAGGTCGCGACGCTGCAAGTGCGACGCCGCGAGGGCCGCCTGCGACATGGCGCCGCGCCGCGCCCGCTGCTGCTTCCGCGCATGGTTGATGGACTGCTGCGCGTGCTGCTCCGACGTCTCCGATTGGCCAAGGTCCCGGAACGTCACGGCGTGCTCACCGTGCAAGTAGGCAGGGTCAATGAACGCCGCCCACTCCTGTTCCTCTTCCGGGCGCACGATGCTGAATTCAGCCTCAGACCGATTGACCGCCTGCGCTGCGGCTTTCTTGTCACCGAGCTTGGCCAGGGCCCGCGCTTCAAGTGCCCACAGGTCAGCCATACATGCGTGCGAGGCATCCCGCCCCAGTCCGGCGCGCCCTGCCTGCGCGAGGCGGCGCCCTTCGTCAGGGGAGCCAAGTAGCGTGGCCTGATCTGCCATTCCGGCGAGGACGTGAGCGCCGAGAGCCGCATTCTTTGACTCTTCGGCGAGACGCAGCGACTGAATTAGATACCGCTGCGCGACCCCATGCTCGCCATTGTCGTAAGCCATCCACCCCAGGAGGTAGGTTTGCTCCGCTGCGGCTTCACACAATGACTTACGGACGCTTTCGGAATGGGTCCGACGGAGCAAGGGGTATACATGCTGGTTCATGTATTCGGCGAGAATGAGGCGCCCCGTACCGCCGCCCTGTAGAACATCCATTTTCTGAAACTCGCCGAACATATTCTTGACGGCCAACACGTCCTCCGCCCGGACGTTCGGCCCCGGTTCGGGTTGCTGGTTAAGCGTGTTGAGCAGCCAGTCACGCGACGGCCCCACGGCCGCCACGGCGGCGAAAGGTGCCGCAGCCAGGAAACTACGACGGTCCACGTCTGCCCTCCCAAGGTCGGCCACTGCTTCCACCGTAGCGGCGTACGACGTGCTGTAGGCGAGAGAGCGTTCGGTCAGGACCCCGTCGCCGAGGTCGAGATCGTAGGGTGTGACCCGAAATCCGAAGTGCGCCGAGAACACATCTGCGAGGACATCCGGCACAGGCGGGCGCGGTACGTCGCCGTTCAGCCACCGTCGGACCGTCGAGGCGTTCGACTGGATATGAGGCAGACCCCACGCCTGAGCTGCACTTTTCACGCGTCGGGCGAGTTCCGAGTTACTCATGCCTGACCGCCCAAGCCAGTAAGCGAGCCCCTGCTCGTCTGTCGTCATGGCGAGTACCTACCCCTCCGCGCAACCAGCCGTCCAAGTAACACGGTCCAACACCCCTCCTGACGGTACCTCTCGGCGCCGCACAGCGGTTGCCTAGTTGGGCAAAGTGATCTGGCAGTAAGGAAGTTGCGGCATCCGACCCCGTCGTCGGCCAGCCAGCCGCCGCAGGGCGTGACTCCCCCTCTGCCTCCCCCAGCACCTAGCCGTCGTCGCCGACGGCCAGCACCGTCCAGAGGGGAACTGCATGACCGTCATGACTCATGAACCATCAACCGCGCCCCGAGTGGAGATCACCCTTAAGCATGGCGCGAACGGCGCCGCAGAAGCACGTCACTTCGTGCGCAAGTACCTCGCCGACCACGCCGCGCACCTCAGCGACGAACAGCGCGACGACTGCGTGCTGATCATGTGCGAGCTGGAAACCAACGCGAGCCGCTACGGCGGCGAACCCGATGACTTCATCCGCCTCGCCATCTCGGTATCCGAGGGCAGGACCGTACGGCTCGAAGTGCGCGACACCGTCCGCCGCCACCCGCGTTTCCGGCCCGAGTCGGATGAGAGACAACGGGGGCGCGGACTCTTCATCGTCGACGCCCTCGCGTCCAAATGGGGAATCGACGACGTCCAATTCGGGAAGATTGTTTGGGCGGAGGTGAGCCGGTGAGCGGCCTGTTACTCCCGATCGCCCTCCCTGGCCGTGAGTTCCTCGAAAAGGCGATCGTCTCAACGTGGCTTACGGTACCGCGCCCCGGTAGCACCGTTCCTCACCTGCTTATCGGGCACGGCGCACCGCGGGACACCAACGAAGACTGGTACACGATCAACTGCCGCTTACGCGGACTGGCCAACGGCCTGAACCTCCAACCCGTCGCCGGCCGCACCATCCACATCGGCCCCCGACTGAACGTCCAGCCCGAGCACCCCACCCTCGATTACGGACACCCTCACCTACTGCTCACCCTGCCGGCGACCACCATGCGATGGCGCGAGCAGGCAGCACGCCGAGGAAGCGTGTTCATCACTCTGTCGCTCGAACCCCTGCGCCCCGGAATGAAGCAGGAAGAGGTCGAGAACTGCCTGCGCCACATCACACAGACGCAGCGCGCGTACTGCGGGATCACAGCCGTAAGAGGTGGACAGTGACCGTCCCCCCTATCAACATCACGCCGAGCCTCGCATTCTTGACGGACGTCACGTTCTCCCACGGGATGCACCACTCGACAACCGGCCCCGTCGCTCAACTGCTGATGACCCACAACCCGCCTCGACGTCCGGGCGAAACCCTTGAGTGGATCGACGCCGGAATGCGCGCCCTCTCGGTCTGCCTGAACCTGGGCCCCGTAGACGAGGACCCGCGCTACATCGGCGCACGGCTCACGCTTCACCGGGGCATCGTCTCTCTCGACTACGGCGACGACCGGTGGGTGCTCCGCATCCCCGGGACGGGCCAGGAGTGGCAGAAACACGTCGCCGAGGGTGGCCCCGTACGCCTGACCCTGTCGTTCGTGCCGACGCCCCCCGGCCGAACGCAAGAGGACTTGTCGAGCTTCATAGAGCAGGGCGTAAAGGCCGGAACGGTCCGATGGGCGACAACGGACGTGCGCCGCAGGTGGCGACTGAACGCACGAACGGGCCGCCCCGGGGTGGCTTAGACCCCGGGCCGACCCGCCGAGGTTCGAGCGTACAAGGACCCATCCGACCCGATAGAAGGTATGCGCCATGCCCCCGCCTACCCCACTCGCCCCCGGTCACCCCGTGACCGCTTCCGTGCTCATCACAGACCCCAGCGACAACCTGCTGCTCGTGCACCCGGCCAACGGCAAGGACGCGTGGCAGCTCCCCGGCGGCATCGTCGAACAGTGCGAGTCCCCCCTCGACGCCGTGCGCAGGGAAGGCCGCGAAGAACTCGGCCTCGACCTCGACATACGGGATTTCGACCTGTTCGCCGTCGAGTGGCTGCAAGCCACCCGCCCCGGCCGTCGCGACCGCCTCGCCTTCCTGTTCGCCGGCCCCGTGCTGGAGCCAGCCGACACCGACCGCATCACCTTGCAGCGCGACGAACTCGACTCCTGGCGCTGGGCCACCCGCGCCGAGGCGAAAGAGCTGCTGCACCCCGCCATAGCCGTGCGAATCGTGGGGCCGCTCCAGACCCCCGGCGGCGCGGTCTACCGTGAACGACGACACGAAGGGACGTTATGAACGACTTTCCGGCCCGCACGCTGCGCATCGGCACTCGCAGTTCGCCCATGGCCCTCGCGCAGGTCGACCTCGTATCGGGCCTGCTGCGCAAGCACGAGCCCGATCTGAAGATCGAAGTTGTTCCGATCACAACCGAGGCGGACAAGTGGCAGGGCGACCTCGCCCAGCTCGGCGGTAAGGGACTGTTCGTCAAGGAGATCGACACCCTGTTGCAGCGTGGGCAGGTCGACATGGCCGTGCACTGCATCAAGGACGTGCCCGGCGACGTACCCATGCCGAAGGGCTTGGTATTCGCCGCGTACCTTCCCCGCGACGACGTACGCGACGTCCTTCTCTTCCCCGAAGGATCGGACGGTAAGACCCTCGACGACCTGCCGTCCGGCGCGGTGCTCGCGACCTCCGCGGTACGCCGTAAAGCACAGGTCAACATGGTCCGGCCCGACATCCACGTCGTACGTGTGCGCGGCGCCGTCGGCTCCCGAATCGACAAGCTCGACGGGAAGAAGCAGAGCGACACCAAGCTCGACGCCATGATTCTCGCCACGTCCGGCCTCGAACGGCTCGGCATGGCGCACCGCGGCCGGCAGGTGTTCACCCTCGACGAGATGCTGCCCGCTGTGGGGGCCGGCGCCCTCGGCCTCGAATGCCGCAAGGACGACGAGGCCGTCGCCGGCCTGCTCTCCATGCTGAACGACGAGCAGACCATGCGGGAGATCACCGCCGAACGGGTCATGCTGCACAACCTGCGCGGGCACTGCAACAGCCCCATTGCCGGATTCTGCGTGACAGGGCCCGACGGAAAGCTGCACCTGCGCGGGATGGTCTTCAACCGCGACGGCTCCAACTTCGTCCGCTCCCACATGTGGGACGAGACCGGCGGCGACCCCGCGGTGCTCGGCGCCCGCGTCGGCGCCGACCTGCTGCGGCAGGGCGCCCGCGACATCATCGAGGGCATCCCGCACTAGCCCCTCTACGCACCCCTAGACCGGCCCCGGCCGTCCACCACCCCTTCGGCGGACGGTGACCGGGGCCCCGTCTCTTTCGGCCTCGGAGAACGGCGCACAGGGCCACAGGGCCACAGGGCCAACGAAAGGGCCGCCCCAGTGGCTCCGGGGCGGCCCTCGCTAGTGGCGTTTCAGCAGGTCAGGGCTTGTTCTTCCCCTCCTCTGCCTCCTCTGCCACTTTGAAGGCAATGCCGTCCAGAATGTCGTGCTCGCTGACGACGACCTCGTCGGCGCCCACCCGATCCATGATCGACAGCAGGACGAGGGCGCCGGCGGCGATGACGTCGACCCGCCCCGGGTGCATGACGGGGATCGCCGCGCGCTCGGCGTGGGTGGAGGTCAGCAGCCGCTCGGTGATCTCGGCGACCGTGGCCCGGGACATCCGGGAGTGGTGGATGGCCGCCGACTCGTACTGGTCCAGGCCGAGTGCGACCGCGGCGACGGTGGTCACCGAACCGGCCAGGCCGACCAGCGTGGCGGCCTCGGTCAGCGGGACGGTCTCCTCGGCGCGGTCCAGGGCCGCGGCGATGTCGGCCTTGATCGCGGCGATCCGCTCCGGCGCGGGCGGGTCGGAGACCACGCCGTCGTGGACCAGGTGGCGCTCGGTCATCCGGACGCAGCCGACGTCGACCGAGCGCGCGGCCCGGACCGCACGGTCGCCGAGGACGAACTCCGTCGAGCCGCCGCCGATGTCCACCACGAGGTAGGGGAGTTCGATGTGCGGGTGGCCGGTCAGCTCCTTGGTGGCGCCGACGAAGGAGAACTCCGCCTCCTGGTCCCCGCTGATCACCTCGGGCTCGACGCCGAGGATGTCCATCACCCCGCGGACGAACTCGTCGCGGTTCTCCGCGTCCCGGGACGCGGAGGTCGCCACGAACCGCAGCCGCTCCGCGCCCAGGTCCTTGATCACCGCGGCGTACTTCCGGCAGGCCGCGAAGGTGCGCTCCAGCGCCTCGGGCGCCAGCCGCCCCGTCCGGTCCACGCCCTGGCCCAGCCGGACGATCTCCATCCGGCGGTCCAGGTCCTTCAGCTCACCGGTCTCCGGGTCGAGGTCGGCGACCAGCAGGCGGATGGAGTTGGTACCGCAGTCGATGGCGGCGACCCGCTTCACTTGGCGTCTCCTTCGGGGCGGCGGCCGCCGTCGGCGGCGTCCGGCCGGGTTTCGGAGGTGTGCGCGGGGCCCGGGGCGGGCTCCGCGCAGGGCGTCACGCAGGGGCCCTTGCGCCACCACTCGGGGAGCATCGCCAGGGCCTCGTCACCGAGCGGGTTGACGCCCGGGCCGGCGGCCAGCGAGTGGCCGACGAGCACGTGCAGGCACTTGACCCGGTCGGGCATCCCGCCCGCGCTCGGGAAGCCCTGGAGCACCTCGATGGCATCCCGCCGGCGG